CTGATGTAAAGGCGCCCCCCAAAGATCCAGTAATACTTGCCCTATACCAACCATTGAGCAAGGCTTGAACGCCTCCTGACGTATAGACTCCAGTGCCCGTAGCAGCATTTCCAGATACACCCGAAGATGAAAAATACGCACTAAAAGACGCTGTGCCACCGGTATCATCAACTAGTAAATTGATTTGCGTGCGTCCAGCTGGCTTGAAGTAAATGCTAACCGTAATTGTTGCTGCAGCTGTTATAGTGGCAGAGGGTGCAAAAAGCCTATGCGTAGCATTTGAAGAGTCTTCCGCAAATAAATCTGCAGTAGTAGCTCCATCTGGGGCAGTTGCTGCGTTACTTGAAATTGCGCCACGAACTTTTGTCCATGCTGCATTGCTGGCATCTTCAGAGTACGTCAGCAAATTCGTCCTCTGCTCCTCCACCAGCAGCCCCAGGCTTTCGCCGGTCGTGGGGTTGTGATCAAAGCGCGGTTCGTTCGTCGTTGCCGTCTTGATCAGCCCGTCGCTGCCGACGTAGGTGCCGCTGCTGGCGCGGGTGAACGTCACCAGGCTCTGCCCTGTAGTGGCGTCAACTAACGACTTGCTCTCCGCAAACCGCAGGTCAAGGCTGGGCACCGCCTTGGCACGACGCCACAGCTCATTGCGCACCCACAGGCCGGGCATCAAGACAGCCCGGCGTGCATTTAGCGCCAGGCTCACAACCCAGCCTCCAGCGTGCTCACCGTCAGCAGCACCGTGCTAGCTGAGGCCGGTGTATAGGCGGCACGGGTCTCGATCTCAGCAAACAGACTTGTGCTTGCAGAGGCCAGCTTTACCAAACGCCCGGTGTAGTCCGTCTGCGTGTACAGCGTGCTGCCAAGGTCGCTCGGTGTTGGCAGATCCACGTAGCCCAGATAGTTGGCACGCTCACCGCTGACCAGATCAAAGGCAGCGTTGTCGGCAATCGCTGTAGGGCTGGCGCTGTAGAAGTGAACGCGGAACCCGCCCATGCCGCTTGGCACGCTGGCATCCGAGAAGACCAGGCTGACGCTCTGGATGATCACATGGCCTGCCGTCGGGCCGATGCTGCTGAGTGTGATGATGGCGCTACCACCGGTGTCACCCACCACATCACCAGCGGCATAAGCGGTGGTGTTACTGGGGCGGGTGATCGTGACCGCAGCGCGGTACGCCTTGCCGTCAACAGTCAGGCTGCTGCTGTTATCGCTGACCGGGATCGGGTTGCCGCTGTCATTGCTGATCTCGACTTGGCCGAGACTGACGGCACCAATATCAACTTCGATGGTTGCGTCACCGCCGCCAATCAGCGTCGCCATCAGTCCTGATCCACTGAGATTGCCTTAGGTTGCCGACCACGACGTTTCGGCTTCTCAGCAGGTGCTTCCTGCTGGGTGCTCTGCTCCATAGAAAAAGAGGCCGCCTTGCGGGCAGCCTCCTGTTCACGCAGTCGCTTAAAAGCGAACAGACCCAAGCTCAGCCACCCTTGCGGTAATAGACCACAGTGGTGCTGGATGCCATGCGGCCGACATAAGTGGCCGAGGTGGCAGCAGCCACGGTGGCATTGCCGGTCACGGTCACGCCGGTGCCGCCAGCAAAGGTGACGGCATGGGTGGAACCTGCGAGATTCACGATGGTGATCTCAAAGGACTGCCCGACCTTGGCACTGTTGCCCAGCTCGCTGATGATGTCAGCGGCGGTGGCAGTGGTGTAGGTGCGGCCCGTGGTGGGGGTGACGGTGACCACGCTCTCCACGCTTTGGGCAGCGGTGAGCGTGGTGTCAGCGTTAGAGCCGGCGAGGACAGTGCGGCCCTCAGTGGAACGCCCGAAGTTGGCGTTCTCCAGTTCAAAGATGGATGCCATCGTTAGTTACCTCAGAAGTTGGGGTTGGAAACGATGGACACGATGCCGAGATTCTTGGTCTCGTACACCTGGGTCCAGTTGCCGACGGTTTCCAGCGTGGCGCGGGAGGGGTTGGCACCACCGGAGGTGTAGGACATGCCCAGCGGGTGGTAGAGGTTGTGCCAGTGGACCGACATGGCATCGCTCAGGGCGAGAATGTCACGGTCGGTCTCGGTCACAAGGCCCGACTGGGTGCCAGAGGCCATGGCGCCGGGGGTGAACAGATACGAGGCATAGTTGGTGCCGTCGTTGTTCACGTCGTCTGAGACGATCACCCGCATCCCCATGTAGAAGGGCACGGTGCCGTCTGCAGTGAACGCACCTGCCAGGCTGCCGCCGAACACCGGAGCAATGCCGGTGGTGGCTTCAGTGCCGCCGCCTCGGGCCTCGTCGTTGGTGACGTAATCAATGGCCTTGCGCTCTACGAGGTCGTAGTAGCACTTGCTGTGCATCGCAATGACGCTCAGCTTCTCGCCTTGATCGCCAAGAGCAGCGCGGGCTTCTGCCACCTTGCTGGGGTTGAGCGCCACAGCCGAGGCATTGGAATCAATGGCCAGCGACTTCAGCGCACCGGTGGTGTTGCTGGTCAGAGGGCCAAAGACACCTTTGAGGATGGAGAAGATGTCCTTCTGCTGCTGATGGCTGATGTAGTCAGCGACCTTGCGGCCGATGGCGGCCATCGGGTCATCGCCAGCAGCGAGAGTAGCCAGGGTGCGGACTTCCCAAGCACGGCCACGGTGCAGCACCGGGCAGATCTGCTTCTCACCGCTGATCTTGCCAGGGGTGAGGCTGGTGCTATCAGTCAGCACCTCAGCGTCGCCGCTCAGGTTGGCGGTCCAGCTGGGCACGTTCACATAGTCGCCACCTTCTTCTGCGTTGAGGATGGCAAGCGGCTGGATCACGCCGCTGTTGATGAATGCGCTGCGGGTGGTAACGGCCTCATCAACGTAGGCCGTAAACACCTCAGGCACAATCACGTCCGACCGAAGGGTCGCCATGATGATGTCCTAGATCAGGGTTTGCGGTTGTTGGCCACAGGCCGATGGGTCAGCACAGCCTTCCCTTGTGCTGTAAGTATGCCTGAAAGCATCAACGATTCGCTGCAGCTTTTAGGCGGGCATACAGCTCGGGGTCGGTTTTATAGATGCGGGCTTGTTCGGTGAGGTTGAAGTGCTCGCGGCTGAAGGGGTTCTTGGTGCCGGCCGGCAGTTCACCCGTGCTGCGGCCGACTGGAGCGCCGGTGCCTTGCGGCTTGGGTGCTTTAAGGCGGTACTGGGGCAGGCTGGCCTTGGCCCAGTCGCCAATCGGCACGCGTTGGTAGCCATCGACGACCACCACGGTGCCATCGGGTTCCCGGTCGATCTGGTCGGGTTTGAGCTTGAGCTTGACCACCTCATCAGGGTCATGCACGGTGTCGGCCAGGGCAGCAACAGCAGGGCCGATCACCTTCAGTTCGCGGTTCTCCGCTTCCAGGGCCTCGATGCGCTGCTGGAGGCTGGATTCGCGCTCACGGAACTGCGCTTCCAGCTTCTGCCGTGCCTCGGCGTAGTTGCCTTTCTGCTCTAGCTCAGCCTGCTCGTGCGCCTGCTTGAAGGCCAGCAGTTCCTGCACGTCGATGCCATCGGGCAGTTCTGGCACCTTCTTGGCCAGTTTCTTCTTCTCGTCAAGCAGTTCAGTGTTCTTGCGGCGCAGGGCTTCAATCTCGGCCTGCAGCGCTGAGGTATCGGATGAAGACGGCTGCTCCACAGGAGCGGCGGTGTCGTTGTCGGGCATGAAGACCCACAGGGTCAGAGGTGCGGCTTAGGTTGCCGTTACAAGCGATAGCTGCCGCTGCGCTCTTGGCGTTCCTGCTCGCGGATGGCCGCGCGGATGTTGGCAGCCATGAAAGTGTTGCCGCACTTGTCGGCAATCTCCAGTGCCTTGAGCAGGCGTTGCATCCGATCGCTGAGATCAGCCATTGGGCTGACCGGGCAGCTGCTGCAGGTTGCTGCTGAGCTGCGTCTCCTGTGCGGCTAGTCGGCGTTCCTGCTGCGCGGCCGTGGCCTCTAGCTCTGCATCCACGTTGAAGTCGTCGTAGAGCCACTCGCCATCAGCCAGCTGTATCAGCAGGGTTTCCTGCGTGATGTCACCACCAACGCGCAGCTTGATCAGCTCAGCCACGTGTGCCGGCTCTAGGCGATGCGACACGAAGTCGTTGTTCACCATGCTGCTGCCAGCGGTCGGCAGGTTCAGGTAGGCCGCGTGGAACTTGAGGCAGGTGTCAATCAGGTTCTGCAGGCCGAGGGCCACTGCCATCAGGGCCGCATCACCTTGGCTGCGGTCGATGGCCTTGGACTCGGCAGCGGCATTGGTCAGGTTCTGACCGAGCACAGCTGCCAAGCCCAACTCGGCAATCTGCTTCTCAATGCGCTCCAGCTCTGTGAAGCGGGCCTGGTAGCTGGTGCCTTGCGGTTCGGCGAACTCGGCGCGGGCATCAGCGGGGAAGGCCATTGCTGAGGCCGGGCCAGCCTCCAGCTCTTCCACTTCGGCCGGCACACCGAACAGGTTGTACCGGGGAACAGCGGCGACGTGGAGGATGTTGGCCTGATCGGATTCGCAGCGGTACGCCTTGAGGTTCAGCCAGGCGACTTCCTCCAGCGGCGGGGTGGATTCCAGCAGGCCGGTGCGGTTGGCATAGGCCACGGCGAAGGGGATTTCGTCGAGGGTGGTGGTGCCCTCGCTGATCAGCTCCCAGTCGCGGGACTTGCTGGCCTGCTTGCGGTAGAGACGGAACCGGCCGATTTCAAGCACTCTCACCTGTTCGACGAGCTCTTCGCCCCACTCCGCAAAAGGCACCGTGACCTGCTCATAGAGGCGCAGCTGCGTGAGCTTCTGGCTGCCGTTGACCACATCGGTGCGCCAGCCGAGGATGTCACGCGGCGTGTAGCTGACCCAGTAGGGACGTGAGAAGTCCTGCACCGGTGTGTCGTCACCCTCGTCGCCGCGTGGGTAGTCCACCAGCACGCCGACGTGGCCGTAGCGGATGCACTTTTGAGCAAGCTCCTGCAGATAGGCATTGAGATCGTTGCCAGCCAGGTCTACGTCAAAGAGGTGCTCCTGAATGGGGTCGGGGACGTTATCGAGGCGGATGGGCTTGCGGCACAACATGCCGGCCAGCATCTGCTCCAAGCGGAGCATGTAGGGCGGGCAGACGCTACGGGCTAGGCGTGCCTCGTATGAGCTGGGCTCCTCTCTGGGTTCCTGCGGCAGGTAGCGGCGGCCGGCTGCCTGCATCCCGAGCGTGCCAAGCGCCAGCTGCTCAATGAGCCGCCAGCGCGGTTCCATACGCTGCCAGGCCAGCGATGGATCATGCACCTTCAGCTCTTTGATCGTGCTGAGGGAGATCGTGTTAAGGCTGGCAGCGAGGTTATGCACGGCGGGTTAGCAGGCGGTTATCAGCTGATCACTTGCGCTTGCGTGCTGCTTTGCTGAGCTTGTCCATAGCGCGCAGGCTATTGCGCTGCGCTTTCTCCTGATTGCCAAGTGCCTTGCTGAGAGCAGCATCACGCTTGGCGCCCTTGGGCAGCTTCTTCGCGGCGGACACTGCTTTGTTCGCAGCACGCTCAGACGCTGCTGCTTTGATCGCGCCAGCACGCGCGCTACCGACAGGGCTGTTGATGCCCTCTTTCATGACCAGCCTGGAAGCAGCTTTTGCCTTCAGCCTCGGTGTTTGGCCGCGCGAGTTGGGTGCAGCTTTGCCGCCTGTTGCCGCAACAGATCGAGCCACCGAACCGCTCACGCCTTTGCCGCCTTTGGCAATGGTGCCTTTGGGGGAGGAGGAACCACCGCCTGAGAAACGGCCGCGAGAATCGCGCTTGTAGGAGCGGGCCATGAGCGGGGCAAACTACTTGCTATAGGTTTCCGCTCAGGTGGTGAGAGCTTTCCTCACGGCATAGCGGCTGACGTTGAGGTGTTGGGCAATGCGGGCTTGGCTGTAGCCGGTGCGGTGCAGGCGTTGGATGCGTTGCTGGCGGCTCTCGCTGAGCCAGAGGGCCACGCCGATCAGGATCACGGCGGGCACCAGCAGCACCCACAGCAGGGTGGTGATGGTCATGGTTGGGAATGCGGTGATGGTCGGTGGTGGGCGCTGCCCATCGCTTCCGACTGCACGATCCTAGTCGATTGGCTGGCTTACGTCTACCTAGTAGAGGCGAACGCCACGCACGGCACGGCCAGCAGTTGGACGGCCCACCTCAAACAGGCGATTGCACAGATAGCCAAGTCCATCGACCATGTGGTCGTAGCCAGCCTGTTTGTCTGGCTCACCTTTTTCGGTGTAGCTCTGCAGCTCCAGGCACTCAATCAGTTTGCGGCACCGTGGGTCGATCCACAGCCGTGTCTCGCCGTTGCCGTTCTCCAGCAGTGCCTGCACCGATGCCACCCGATCACGGATCGGCGGATTGGCTGCCGGGGCCATGTTGCTGATGTCATAGCTCTGCAGGATGGCGATGTCGCTGCGGCTGCTGTTGGTGCTGCGGTTGCGGCCTGAAGCGTCCGGGTAGCCGAGCACGCGAGCACGCGGGTGACGGCGGCGCAGTTCTTTGCCCAAGGCGTCGGTGTCGTGGGCAGCGGCGATCTCGTCAAAGATGAACAGCTCGCGGCCACGGCGCACGCCGAGCACGGCATTGGTGTTCCCGACGTTGAAGTCGCAGCCCATCAGGATCGTCTCCTCGTCCTCGATGGCGATGGGTACGACGTGGCGGT